AGGAGCGAGTAGACGACGGCGTACGGGTCGCCCGGGATGCCGGCTAGGAACATCCGCACGTCGGAGGCGACCGCGATGGACGCGCCGGGTGGGGCGAGCCGTGGCAGCACGTCGCCGTTCTCCGGCGACTGCTCCTTGGTTTCAAGGGTGGCGTCGGTGAAGTTGTCGCTGCCGGCCGTCGTCAGGTTCGGCAGCGCGGGGAGCGACAGGTAGCAGTTGTCGGTGCCGGTGGTCGCCGGATCGCGGCTCGTCGTGAGGTAGAACGGGGCGCCCGTGTTCGAGTTGGCCTTCTGGCGCCACACCTCGACCGATGGCGGGTGCGTCAACTTGCGCGTCGCGAAGTCGCTGTACACCGTGACCTGCGGCTTGTCGCCGGCCGCGATCGTGACCTGCACGCCGACCGCCGTCGTCGATCGCTCCGTCTCGCCGCGGGCGTTGTCCCACCGCAGGGTCGACTTGTAGCTGTAGGTTCCCACGTCGAGCGCACCGCCGACGTTGATGACGACCTGCAGCCTCCACGGGTACTGCATGAACCCGACCTCGGTCAACCCCTCGCCGTCGTACTGCAGCAGCAGCCCGCCGCTGACGTAGGCGGTTCGCCCGATCTGCACGACGCGACGGGCGTCGTCGCTGTCGAACGTGAACACAATGTCACGCGGGGCGCGGGCCGAATAGCCCATGGTGTCCGTCCCGCCGAGGACGATGACCTGCCGCTCAGATCCAGCCCAGGCGTAGCCGGTCGATCCGCTCACGAGCGCCACGCCCGGGATGTGGCCGCTGTAGTAGTGTGACCCTCCGGCGCGCGACTTGGTCGCCTGCGACACGAGGTAGGCATCGTCTCGGATCAGGAAGTACGTATTCTGGAATTGCCCGCGGATGCCGAGCGCGGTGGCGACCGACGCCCCGCCGATCGTGGCGGCCGTCGACTCCGAGAACACCGACCAGAAATAGACCGACCCGTTGTAGTCAAACGCCCGCGAGGCGACGGCCGACATGCCGATGAAGGCGTCGTTCTCGGTCCCGGTCGCGTTGTTCGTGTCGATCCAATTCGTCTCGACGGTGACCGCCGTCGCCGAGAACCGCGACGACCAGAAGGCGTAACACCGATACTGCCCGCCGTTCGTGACCGAGCGATGGGCGCCCGTGAGTTGCAGGATCGCGGACGCGGCCGACCCGATCGCCGTGTTCATGGTCACGTCGCTCAGCGTGGACAGCGTGATCAGGTCCGACTTGACATCGAACGCCGCCGTTCCGCGCAAGACCCTGACGAGATTTGCCGCCGCCGGCGCGCACGCTACCGCGACCACGCCGTCGCACACCTGCGCCTTGGACAGCGCGCTGACGGCTAGCGCGGATGTCACCTTGCCGATCGTGTATCCCGACCCCGAGGCGTTGCGCGCGACGTAGACGGCTGCATCAGCGCCGGGCTGCTTCTCGATGTCGTAGGTCGACGGTGCGTCCGCGGCGAGCGTCGTCGCGCCGGCGGTCGTGAACGCCGGCGCCGCTGGGTCGATCGTCGTCGCCAGGAGGCTCGTTCCATCAGTCCAAGTGACGATGATCTTCGCGGTGAGAGCGACGACACGCGGGCGCGAGTTTGACCCGAACGATGTCGGCGCCAGCGTCGTCACGCCAGTGGTCGCGTCGAACGCAGCCAAGTATGCCACGACCGAGGAGCCGACCACCTCGGTCCATGCCATCACGACGGTCCCGCCAAGTTGCGCGCGATCGGCGAACACCTGATCGGTCGTGTTGCCGAACCGCGTCGACTCGGTGACCGCCACCGCGAGGTGCTCGCCCTTGTTCACCCACGCCGTCAGCGTCTCGGACCACGAGTAGACCGCCGCAGAGGTGAAGCAGAGCAGCTCGTCGCCGACGACGGCGAACTTTCGGACGCTCGACAACGTGCCGCTCGGGTAGATGTTCGTCCCGATGCCGGCATAGGGCTTCCGCAGGCGCAGCGCGCCGGCCTCGTCGAACTCGACGTTCTTGCACATGGACAGGCCGGGCGGGTCGAGCAGTTGCCCGTGCGCCTTCGTGTCTAGCCCGCCCGCGAAGGGGAACTGGACGACCTGCCAATCGAGTCCTTGGAGTCCCATGGCGATCCGCCTAGTAGGCGTCGACCTCGGTCCAGTCGACGGTGATCGCGGCCTGCCAGGTCCCCGTCGCCGGCACCGCGACCGAGCGAATGACGAACCCTTCCTGGTTGGCCAACACGAGCGGGTGCTGCCCGTCGCCGACTGCGGCCCGCCAGAACGTGGTGCCCGGCGCGATGATCTGGCCGTTGAGCGAGGCGGTGATCGGACCCGGCGCAACGATGGTTGCCAGCGCGACCGTCTCGAGCGTCTTGGTCCCGGCGCCCAGCGCCGCGGTCGTCGCGATGGCGATGTCGCTCGCGTTGACCAGCGACGACGCCATCGACGTACGCTTCTTGAGCAGCGCGGCCGGCGTGACGCGGGTTCCGAGCGTGCCGGCCGCCGACCATGCGGTTGCCTTCACGAGATCGATCTGCAACGGCACGCCCGCGGCGAAGAACGTGGTCGACACGCACGCGCTGATCTTGATCTCGTTGATGGCGCAGAGGCGCGTTGCCTCGTTCCACCGGAACTGGAACAGCTCGGAGTTGGAGGCGAGCGCGGCCGGGATGACGCCGGACAGCAGCCCGACGCTGTACGCGCCGGCCGTGCCGTGGTCGGTCGGCCGCCCCACCACGCGCACCGACCGGAAGTTGGTGCCGTCGACCTCGGCAGTGACGCCGCCGTTGCCCTGTAGCTTGATCGCCATGATGTCAGCTCCATCGCCACTGGACGGTCCAGATGCCGTCGATGAGGTTGCCGTAGTCGCGCAGGTTGTTTGGACGCCGCGTATTCACGCCAGCACCGGAGCCGGCCACGCGGACCGGATACGGCGACGGGACCGGCTGCGGCGCGTTGTTCGTCGTCCGGCCGTAGATCGTGAAGCCGACGCCGGCCACGATGTCGCCGGCCGAGAGTGCGATCTCCTCGATGCGGTGCTCGTCGGCCGAGTGATCCGCGGAGTCCTCGATGCGCAGCCACGCCTCGACGACCGAGCCGGCGACGATGCCGGCCTGGCCGGTCACGACGACCGACGCCTCGTTGTCGCCGGGGTAGCCGCCGAAGTTGAGCGACGCCGTGCCGGTCGTGCCGACGCCCGGGGCGCCCGGGGCGCCGGCAGCGCCGTCGGACCCGTCGCGTCCCGAGGTTTTGCGCTCGCCCGTCGCCGTGTACGAGTCCCAGCCGGCGCCGTCCTCGTAGACCAGCGCCTCGCCGGGGAGCAGCGTGGAGGTGATCAACTGGTACTCGGCGCCGCTCACGTCCTTCTGGACCGTGACCGTGTTGGACGCGCCGCCGCCGTTGCGGATCGTGATGTTCGTGATCGCGTGGTAGACGGTCGACGAGGCCGGGGCCGTGGCGATCGTGGTGTCGGTCGCCGCGCCCACGACGCCGGCCGCGCTCAGCGGCGTGTAGGCCGTCGCCGCGGTCTTGTCGATGGCCGCCCCGCTGATCGCCCAGGTGATAGCCGACGAGCTCGACGTGACCAGTTCGAGCGTGTGGGTGGTCGCGGTGAGGTTCACAGCAGCGCCCCCAGCGCGAGCGCGTCGTCGATGCCACCGCCACCACCACCGCCACCTGCCGCGATGGCGGCGGCGACGTACTTCGCCACGGGGTCCCACTCGCACCACTCGGTCGACACCGGGCCGTACTTGTAGAGCGGCGTCCCGGTGCCGCCGGTGACGTAGAGGCAGGTCGCGCCGATCGCGCGGGCCAGGCCGCTCGAGCGCGGGTCGGCGGTCACCGGCTCGGCGCCCGACGTACCGGCGTTCGCGAGCAGGCACCAGTCCGCGTCGGCCGTGCCGAACTTGAAGTAGAGCACCGCCTCGCCGGCCGTCGGGCCGACGGTCGGGACGTAGAGCACGGTAGCGCCCACGGTCGCCGCGAGGCCGCCCTTCGGGTTGGCGGTCGTGAACCGGGCCATCAGCGGCCCTCGTGGCGAACAGGGCCGGGCGGGCGTAGGCTTGAGGGATGCGAAAGATGCTCACCCTCGCAATCCTGGCGGCTTGCAGTGACCCGGCGCCAGCCGTCACCCCTGACGCCGCGCCGCCCGCGCCCTACAACCTGACGTGGACCCGCGTGAACGGCGCGCGTCCCGACATCGCGGGAACGCTCACGCTCGCCATCGACGGCCTGACGCTGGCCTACGGCGGCGGGCCCGGCGGCGAAACTCACGTCGCGACCAGCGATGACGGGATGTGCCTCGCTGTTCCCGTGCTCGCCGGCCGGCAGGGCTTGCAGCCGTACCAACTCTGCAAGGACGGGACGGGCTACAGCGCCACGATCGCGTGGCTGGCGCTCGGCGGGTCGGCGGGGACGTGGCGCGTGCAGGCGTGGCGGTAGCATCACGCGACCTGCACATCGACCGTGATGGTCGCACCGTAGCCGCTCGCCTTGAGCACGACGTACTTGGAGCGGTCGACCGGAGAGGACGGATCGCGGACCTCGACGATCCATCCGTTCGCGAGCGCGCCGCGAGGACATGACTCGCGCACGTACGTCGGGGCGCGGCCGAGGCCGTGAGCGACGGGCGTCTCGATGCCGTCGGCCAGTTCCACGTCGGCAACGACCTTGGCGTTGACGAATGTCCGCCCAGCCAGTTCGACGAGTTTCTCCTTGTGGTTGCGCACCACGTCGTCGACCTTGCGATCGTCGAGGCGCGGCGCGATGGCCGGGCGGATGCCGGGCGTGCCGGTGCGCCCGCTCACGGGTAGGGCCGCCGGTAGGTGAGGAAGTCGCCGTCGTCGATGTCGCGCGCGACCTGCATCCGGTGCGGCGTGTTGAAGCTGCGGGACAGCGACCAGTCCTTGAGCCGCTCCTTGGCCTCGTTGCGGGCGACCATGAACGGCTGCGCGTCCGTCTCGCTCTTGCGCAGCGCCTTGACCGCCGTGCCCTCGATGACGAACGCCTCGCCGTCGGGCGTGACCACATCGACCACCGTAGACGTAGCCGACGCGCCGATATCGGTCGGCTGCGGGATGTAGATCAGCTTGTAGGTGCCGGTCGACGGCGCCGGGTACAGTTCGACGGTCTGCGCGTTCATGATGAACACGCGCGCCTCGCCGACCTGCCCGAGCCAGTCGTTGCGCTCCTGCTCGGCGATCTCGCGCAAGGTCCGGCGACGGCCGGCGCTGTCGAACACGAACGCCACGCCGATGGTGGCGAGGTGGTCGTCCGGCAGCGCGAAGGTCGAGAGGCTGATGGTCGCCTCGCTCTTGAAGTAGGCGAAGCCGGCCTCGCTCACGATGCCCTGCATTTCGCCGACCATCTCGGAGAGCATGGTCTGCCACTCAGCGTCGCTGACGTGGCTGTCGTTCTCCAAGTCCGCGCGCTGCTTGCATCGCGTGATCAGGTTGGCGATGGTGACGTTGCGGGGCATGGGGCGGCTCCGACGGCGGTGGTAGCGGAAGGCCGAGTCGCACGGCTTGCCCGGTTGGGCGTCGGCTTATGAGGCCGGTCAGGGCGCTCTCCCTGAACATCCGCAGTGGCCCGGCGCTCGCCGGGCGGTCGGTCAGTTGGTCGACTTGGTGCGCTTGAACGCGAAGTCCCAGGCGAGCCACTCGAGCGCGGCGAGGTCGTGCGCTGCGCCGCCGTCGTACATGTACAGGTCGATGTAGCCGAGCGCCGACGCGGTCGGTGCGACGTACGCGCCGAACACGAGATCGACGCCCTTGATGTCGCCGGGCGTGGTCGCCTGGCGGCCGGGCGTGGTCACTCCGGCGAAGGTGTACGGGTTCTTCGCGAAGGTGAAGCGGTACTGCCCCACGCCGATGTACGACACCGTGATGCCCTTTCCGAGCACCTTCGTCGGAGCCGACGCGCCGGTGCCCAGGATGCGAACCCG